GACAAGCCTCTGGAGCGCCTTGCGGATTGCGGTGACGCTGCCGCCGCACAGCGGATCCGCAGCCAGGTCAGAGCGGCTCAGAGCGCGGGGATACGCAGCCCTCAGGCGCTGGAGCACCCGATCCACGATGGAAGCCGGCCCGGCGCTCTCGGTATCGACCTCCATGTAGTCCGCCAGGGAGAAGGTGAGGTCGCTCTCCAGTTTCATCAGCAGCTTGCTGCCGTCGCGCCCAGCCCTGGATTTCTCCACGGTGATGAGACGGGCGTTGTAGCCGGTCTGCTCCACCTGCTTCTTGTCAGGCCGCCGCAGGCCCCACACCTCATCCACAGCGTCCCTGATGGCCGTGGAACCCCGGAAGCCACCGGTTTTGTTGGCGTGGTGAATCAGCAGGATCGTGCAGGCCGGGAATAGCCGTCCATTGTTGTTGGCCAGCCAATAGATCGGGCTCGCAAACTCCTTCTTGTTTTCATCGAACGCCGAACCCCTGGAGCAGCCGGTGATCGAGTCGATGATGACCAGCTTGGGCCGGTGCTTCTCGATCAGCTTGACGAAGCGGTAGTACCAGTTCAGGTCCCACCCCATCACCACCGTCACCGGATCGGACTTCCTGAACTCCAGATCCCGCAGTTGCTGCTGGACCTGCACCTCGCTCTGGTCACCGTTGAGGATCAGCACCGGTCCAGCCTGCACTGGCACAAGATCACCCCGCACCGAGAACGGAATCCCGCGTGCCACGTGCTTGGCGATGGTCCAGGCCGACATGGATTTGCCATCACCACCAGCGCCATGGACCATCACAGTCCCAGGACACGGCAGCAGATCCGGGATCAAGTATTCGAACTTGAGATCTTTATCCAGCAAGCTGTCGAGGCCCATCTCGTCATCCTGCTGCTCGAACTGCATCTGGGCAATCAGCAGCCGCTCCAGCGCCCCAGCGTCCCGATAACCGGCCTCCAGCGCCAACACGTTCATGGCGTGGGCCGCCTCAGCCGGGTTTTGAATCTGCTGGATCTCCTTCGCCCGCCTAATCACCTCGGCGTAAGTGATGACGACCTGGCGAATCCGGGTGACGTTATCGGCCTCAACATCGGCCACAACCTTCCGCAGATCCTCCGACAACCACAGCCGGCCCGGCATCTGCTGGTCCGCCATCCAGAACAGCGTCCCCAGGCTTACCGGCCCCTTCCGAAAACTCTTCCAGACCTCCTCACAGGGATTGCCGTCGGACCATTCCTGTGAAAATTCGGGATCTTCGGCAGACCACGCCGACCACAGCGTCAGCCCTAGGTCAGTCGGCAACTCCGAGTGGATCGCCATCCCCACCTTCACCCAGTGGTCCCGGCTGCCAGCCCCCTGCCCTGGAATTACTTTCAGCGCCGACTGCACAATCTCAGCAATCTCAGCTGGATCTCGATCCGAAAAATCCAGCGCCTTCCGGTTCCTGATAAAGCCACCATCAGCCACCTCTTTACCGGAGTGATCGCGCATCTCCGCCAGCAACCACCCTGGAGCCTCTGGGATGGCCTCCAGATCGCCCTCAAAGCCGTATTCACCCGCCGGCGCCTTCCCATCACTGGAGCCCGGATAAGCCCCGTAGAGGAGCCCCTGACGGCCCCAGAGGACCTCATAACCCGCGCCGGTATCCGACAGCCCAAAGCCCTTCACATCGCCCCACAGGGCCTCTGGGACGCGAAACAGATACTTCGCCGCGTTGGCCTTGGTGCTGGTGACCTTCGGCGCCCCCTCCAGCGTCTCGCCCCACTTCTTCAGCAGCCGGGAAAGGTTGCGATCCACGTCGAGAATCACGAGTCCCGCGCTGCGAGCCCCGGTAAAAACTCCAACCGCCTGGAACACATCAGGCCGCCGCTCAATCTGCAGAGCAACGTCAGCCGGATTCAGCACCTGATGGTGGCTGCGCTCCAGCGGCGCCTTCCCCTTTGACTCCTTACCTGACTGGAGCTTGCTTCCAGCGCAGTAAATCGGTGCGTACGCCATGCCCTCCGGCAACTGGCGCACAAAATTCAACAGCTCTTGCGTCGCACGAGACACAGTGATAGACTCCTACAGGAATGTTTACCTAGCGCCCTGGCCGCCTTCCGCGGCTGGGGCGTTTTACTAGGCTAGCCGTCCCGTCAATCCCGTGTTACTGTCATAGACGTTGCCCTCGGGCGACCACCAAAACACCGGAAACACCAATGCCTTTCCTTTCCAAGCAAGCCTCTGCTGCTGTTACGTCCAACAGCACCGGCGGCGGCTACCTCAGCCTCAGCAAGCTCCCCGACGGCGGCTCCGTCCGCTTCGCGCTGCTGACCGACGAACCCCTGGAGTTCTACGAGTGCTGGGGCCAAGCCAACGGCGCCTCCAAGCCCTTCCGCTTCGACTACGAGCCCACCCACGAGGACGTGACGACTGAGATGGGCGAGTTCGAGCCCCGCGAAGGCCGCGGCGGCCCTGGCACCGCCGACGTGAAGTTCGCCATCGCCTGCCCGGTCTACAACTACGAGTCCGGCAAAGTCCAAGTCCTGCAGATCACCCAGAAGTCCATCCTCAAGGAAATCGACCAGATCTCCCAAATGGAGGACTACGAAAATCTGCTGGAGTGGGACTTCACGATCAGCAAGAAGGGCAGCGGCCTGCTCACCGAGTACACCGTCCGCCCTGTCCCCCGCAAGAAGGGCAGCCAAGAGCACGTCGATGCCGCCTGGCTCGAAGCCAAGGCCGAAGGCTTCGACATCAGCCGACTTCTCAGTGGTGGAAACCCTTTTAAGGCAGCCTGATTCGTAACATAAAAACTTTTATGTTGTGCCGCCCCCTCTAACCCAGGGGGCTTTTTACTGGTATTATCAAATTGGGAAAGAATAACTTCATGGCCTCCAACACCCAAGACACGCTGGCAGGACTGCGTAAATGGCGACTGGAGCAAGACAACAGTGGCCCCTTCCGGGTCTACAGGGACATCAAGGGTAATGTATACCATAGTGTTACACACATCCTGAAGGAGACGAGCGACAAAACCGGGCTGGAGCGTTGGGAAGCCCGCCTGGGACCAGTGGAGGCCAGCTGTCAGCGCAATGTTGCCGCCACCCGAGGCAACATGGCCCACAGCCAGGCGGAATATTTATTGAAAACGGCCCAACAGCTGGCACGTTCAACTGCAAACAAGCGCAACGCCATCCGCTGGGACGATCAGGGACTAGCCCGGATTCCCTCGCCAATCACACAATGGGCATTGAAGAGGGTCCGCCCCAACGTCCCCCGCGTTGGCTGGAGCGCCTCCGGCTACGCCCGCAGCTTGTCCGACTGGATCGCCGAAAACGTCACCGAGATTTTCGCCAGTGAATTCAGCATCCACCACCCGGCAGGCTTTGCTGGAACCTGCGACGCCCTGATCGGCATGAAGAATAACGAGCTGGTACTAGCCGACTGGAAAACCAGCGTGGGCCGCAAAACCAAAAAAGACGACGACGGCCTGGAGCGCCTGCCCTTTGGGCATAGCTACATCGACCAGTGCGGCGCCTACAGCCTGGGACTCAAGCATCTCACCGGCCTCCAACCCACTGGGGCCGCTATCGTGCTAGCACGCCGCTGTGGCGCCCCCAACATTCACACAATGTCGCTCCGCGACCTTAAGGAAGCCGAAGATTCATTCATGACCCGGGTGGAGCAGTATTTCGCAGCTCTCCAAAATCCCATTCAAGTCTCGGCCTAACGGCCTCGACGAAAAGCCATTCATGCTGCACGAAAAGCCATTCATGGTGTCTTACCGCGTGTCTCATGAGTCTCACTGCGAGACGGTAAGAAGCCCTCACCCGCAGCGGTGAGGGCTGGAGCGTCACAGCTGGCCTACGTAATGCCGCAGGCCGGTTAAGTGCTGGAGCTTGTGAGCGTGCCGCCAAGCGGCTTTGAGATCCTGGCGGCAGCTGATCAGCTGCCAGGAACCGGAACAGTAAATCACGAGCATGGCTTAAACGTTGGTGGTTTGTTTGCGGGGTTTGGTGATGCCGGCATCTGAGCGCCGCTTGCGGCTGGCTCCCTTGCTGGAGCGGGTGCGGTTGGCTGGGGCCTTGGCTGGTTGATCGGTGCGCGGAAAAATACCCGTAGCCTGTGGAAAAAGGCCTGGGGGAATGTCAGCGCCGCCGTTGCAACGCTGACAGGCCCGCCAGTAGGGCACCAGTTCCCTCCAGAGCTGGAGCGGCCCTTCCTTGCCGTGGGCAGCCTGCAGGGCCAGCAGATCAGCCCAATCGGAAGCCGCCAGGCTGGAGCGTTCTACTGCCCACCGCAAGTCCCGCAGCTGGCGTTTTTCTAGGCGCAACTGTTCCCGCTCAAGCTCTCGGGCATCTAGGGCCAGCTGTTTACGCTCCCGGCTGGTGTTCCAGTCTCCGCCGCTCACGGCTCCCTCCGGTCGCCGTTCGCAAGCGAGACCATCAGCACAGGGCAGCCGCTGGCGCTGCACATGCCGCAATCGGTCACATGCAGCAGCCCGCGGGCTTCAAGAGAGCGGGCGATCCTGATTGTCTTGCTGTCCGGGTGGATCGTATGGCGTCCGGGGTGGCGCTGACAGAAGGTCAGCATGTTCCGCTGGAGCGGGCCTAGCGGCCTGTTGCCGAAGTTGGGTGGCATGGGTCCCTGGGTTGGGGTGTGCCGTTAAACAGTAGCACCGGGCGCAAGCTTGCGAAATCGCCACCTATGGCATACAGTATGGGAGCACTTCGGCAGACCCTGCCATGGCATACCAAACCCCACGCCTACGGCCCGAACGGTTCCTAGGTCTCAGCTGGGACCAGATCACCACGCAGCTTCGAGGGCTGGAACGCCAGCAAGCCCTGGCGGTGTGGCAATGGGCAGCCCCCCGGTTCAGCAGCCATGGCACCGCACAGGCTGCCCACTGGAACCGTTACGGGGCCGGCAAAACTTACCGCCGGATCGATGCAGTCCGCTGCTGGCTGGGGCTGGCACCCTACCGGGAGGGCTGAACCATGCAATCCCAACCCTGGGCCCACTGGTTCGATCTCAACCATTGCGGCGGCCGCGAATCCTGCCGCCAGCTTCCCGCCGAATGTGTGGCGGACTGTTCCGGCCCCGGCCCTGCTGATGATGCGGTGGCCTTCTGGCTGGAGCGCCTGCAGTTTGACGGCCCCCCGTGGCTATTCCGCCAGCATCTCCGGGAGTTCGGCGCCTGGGACTCTGCAGACCTGGCGGATCACAACGCCAACCGCGCCCGCGTGCTTTGGATCTGGGCTTGTGACTGCCGCGAGGATCCCGGCGCCCATGATTTTCTGTGGCTTGGCACTTGACGCCGGGCCGCTTCCGGTTCTACTGTTCACAACGAGACCCCAACCCTTAGGACTCACCCCATGCACAACTACACCTCCGAACAACTGGCACAGTTCCCCTGGGTCGCCAGCTGTGACACCCTTAAGGCTGAAGACCTGCTGCCGAAGTTCTGGCAGGTTGCTGAGATGGTGGCAGTGCTGGCAGATCGTCCCCAGCTGCTAAACGCCGAGACGCTCGCCAGCCTGACCAAGTTGGTGGGCGAAGACTCCAAAGAGTCGGACTGGGACGCCGAGGAAGCCAACGCCACACTGGAGGAGTTGAGCCTGGCGCTCGACGACGCCGCCCCCTATGGCTTCTACTTCGGAGCCAGCGAGGGAGACGGCGCCGCTTTCGGCTTCTGGCTCGACGAAGCCTGGGGCGATGCGCTCGACTCCTGCAGCGTTGATACGGACTGCGGCCCCGAGCGACTGGCGCTGTTGGTCGCTGAGCTTTCCGATCTTGGCTACGACGCCGACAACCTAGCCGAGGCCTACTGCGGAGAGGCCGAAGGATACAGCGAGGCCGAGGCCGGCGCTGATGCTGCTGCCATGCTGGCCGAGGCTATCGGCGAGGGTGCGGCCGACTCTATGCGCTGGCCCTACTGTTGCATCGACTGGGCCGAAGCCTGGGAGTATCTGCAGCAGTCCGACGGCTACAGCCTGGCGCGAGTGTCTCCCGCCCGTTGGCTGGTACTTTCCCCAGCTTGAGGCCAACGCCTACCGATTAACGGCCCGGCCACTGTGCCGGGCTTTTTGCTGCGCGGCCTGCGGCCGCTTGCAAGGTACAGCCTAAGATTGAAGCAAACAGCCTGGGGATCTTAACAATGGCCGAACAGCCGGAAGCTAACACCGAAGCGCCGGAAGTTACGGCGGAAGAGTTAACCGCGAACGGTTACCCCCGTGATAGCGCCGAACGGATGCGGCGAATCTATGGGAAGCGCAATCCTGACGCAGTGATAGAGCAACGCCAACAGCGGCTGTACAAACGACAACTAGACGGGCTCACCACACGGCAACTGGTGCTAGAGCACGCAGAAAGAGAGGGCATCGCTGTAAGTACAGCTTGGAAAGACTGGGACGCTGTGCAACAGTGGGTAGCACAGGATTTCGAGCGGGAGAGGCCGCGGTTAGTCTCTCGAATCGCTCAGATGAGGGAACGGCTGTTTTCTGCTGCTGTGCGGAAGGGTCAGCTACAGACTGCCGCGATGTTGCTAAAAGACATGGGCGCTGTTGTCGGCGAGGTCGCACCGGAAGCGCAGGCCGCCGCGGCCCCCGTGCTTCGGGTGGAGATCGACGACAAACGCGGCGGCGGTGAGACTCAGTAGACTCACGCGCCAGGGCTTCCGCTGGGGCTGATTGTGTGCAACACTGGGGCCAAGCTCACCACGCTCCCCCATGACTTCCCGCACCCTTACCCTGGCCGCCGTGCTGCTAACTGCTGCAGTGGTGGCGATGGGCTTCGACAACAGCCGCCAGCTGGCACGCTGCGAGGCTACCGGCCGCGGCCCGGCCGAGTGTCGGCTCCTGGTGCTCGGGCGCTAGCGGCTGTTGCAGTCTGTGACAGAATCGGCCCTCCCCCTTGACAGGGGGCAGGGTTCGAGTTCTGGCGGGGTGGGAGTGGGTCCCGGGGAACCTACTGATATAACTGAGTTTCCTTCTACTGTGCTAAACTAACCTCTTCTGTACTACATCCCCCCATGTTTTTCCTGCCCCTGGTACTCGCCCAAGTCATCCCCCTGACGCAAGTCAACTCGATGTGCCCCGTCGGCTACTACGGCCAGACCGGCTACTGCATCCCCACTAAATCCATCAACTCGTACAACCAGTCCATCAACTCCTCCGGCAACACCTGCCCGGTTGGAACGTACCGCAACAACGGCTATTGCACCGGCTACCGCAACCCTTAGGGGGGCAGGGGTTCAATTCCTGTAATACCCTAGAAGGTACCCGTACCCGAAAAAGTGACCGACACGGCTGGAACCCTCTCGCTCCGCTACGCCCAGGGGCAAGTGTTCTCCAGCCGCAAACGCTTCCGTGTCTTGGTCGCCGGCCGCCGCTTCGGCAAGAGCTACCTCTCCTGCATCGAACTCTTGCGTGGGGCAATCGAACGCCCCGGCGAAACCTTTTTCTACGCCGCCCCCACCTACCGCATGGCGAAGGACATCGCCTGGAAGGTACTAAAAAAGCTAGTCCCAAAAGCCTGGATCAAATCCAAAAACGAGACCGACCTGAAAATCGAGCTGGTGAACGGCTCCACCATCGAACTGAAGGGCACTGAAAACGCCATGGCCCTGCGAGGCCGCAGTCTGGCTGGCGTGGTACTCGACGAAGCCGCGTTCATGTCCAGCGACGTCTGGTTCGAGGTCATCCGCCCCGCCCTCGCCGACAAACAAGGCTGGGCACTCTTCATCTCCACCCCGGACGGCACCGCCAGCTGGTTTTACGACCTCTGGTGCTATTGCGACCAAGACGACCCGGACTGGCACCGGTGGCAGTTCACCACGATCGATGGCGATAACGTCCCACCGGAAGAAATCGAAGCCGCCCGCGCCCAACTCGACGCCCGCACCTTCCGCCAAGAATTCGAGGCCAGCTTCGAGAATCTCAGCGGTCTCGTCGCCGTCTCATTCAGCGACGAAAACATCGACAGCGTGGTGCAAGACCTCCCGGTCCTACCGCTACTGCTGGGCGTGGACTTCAACGTGGACCCCATGTCCGCAGTGTGTGCGGTCAAAAAAGGCGACGTGCTCTGGGTTTTCGACGAAATCATCATGACCGGCGGCGCCACCACCTGGGATCTCTGCGAAGAAATCCAATCCCGCTATGGCATCGAGCGCCGAATCATCGCCTGCCCGGACCCCACCGGCGGCGCCCGCAAAACCAGCGGCGTTGGCGCCACCGACCACAGCATCCTCCGCAAATCCGGCTTCACGGTCTCCAGCCCCCGAAATCCCTGGAAAATCCGCGACAAAATCACCTGCGTCAACACCGCCCTCCTCGATGCCTCTGGAACGCGCCGCCTCTTCATCCACCCCAAGTGCAAAGAGCTAATCAAATCCCTCCGCACATTGACTTATGCCCCTGGAACCGGCCTCCCCAACAAAAATCTCGGCGTAGACCACGCATTTGACGCCCTGGGCTACCTCTGCCTACAAACTTTCAACCTCGCCAAACCAGAGAACCTGGGAAAGACCTCCTATCGTGTGTGGTAACAGCGTAAAAACCATGGCCAAAAAGCCAACTAAGGCCCAGAAAAAGGTCGCCAAGGTCATGCGTGAGTACGGCAAAGGCGAACTGCACTCGGGCAGCAAGAAAGGCCCCGTGGTGAAATCCCGCAAACAAGCAATCGCCATCGCCATGAGCGAAGCCGGCATGGCAAAACCCAAAAAATCCACCAAAAAAGGCAAGAAGTGATGGCCAAACGCGGTCTCTACAGCAATATCCAGGCCAAACGGAAGCGCATCGCCGCCGGCAGCGGCGAAAAAATGCGTAAGCCTGGCACCAAGGGCGCCCCAACCGCCGCCGCCTTCAAAGCATCCGCCAAAACCGCCAAAAAAGGCAAGAAATAAGCCATGTCCTTATTCGTCCAGACTTCTTCCTACACCAACCCCTTTGTAACCACCGCCCTCCCCGTTGGTGCAGGAGATGCCTTTGGACGTCTACGCACATCTAACCCACTTACTCTTTTCGATTCCAGCCACCGATACCACGACAACGGCCTCTGGGCCACCTCCACCGCCACCGGTGGAACGTCCACGTTCGACGCCAACGCCGGCCTCGTCAACCTCGCCGTAACCACCAGCTCCGGCTCCGAGGTCATCCGCGAAACCACCAAATGCTGCTCATACCAGCCGGGCAAATCCCTGCTGGTGATGTCCACTTTTACGCTGAACCCCGCCAAAACCGGTCTCCGCCAGCGCGTCGGCTACTACGGCGCCGCCAACGGCATGTACCTGGAACTTGCCGACAACACCCTCTCCTTCGTCGAACGCAGTTCCTCCACCGGCTCCCTGGTCGAAACACGCGTCTCCCAATCCAACTGGAACACCGACCCCCTAAACGGCGACGGCCCCTCCAACCTCGAACTGGACATCACAAAGTCCCAGATCCTGTGGATGGACATCGAATGGCTGGGCCTCGGCACCGTCCGCATGGGCTTCGTTATTAACGGCAAATTTATCCACTGCCACTCCTTCCACCACGCCAACATCATTACTTCAACTTATATCACCACCGCCTCACTTCCCCTCCGCTACGAAATTACAAACACCGCCGCCACAGCAAGCGCCAGCACCCTCAAACAGGTCTGCTCAACTGTACTTTCCGAAGGCGGCTACGAACTCCGCGGCCTCCAACAAGCCATCGGCACCGCCATCACGGCTCCTCACGCCCTTACCGTCGCCGGCACTTACTACCCGGTTATTTCTTTACGTCTTAAAGCAGCTGCACTAGACGCAATCGTCATCCTTACGGCCTTGTCTTTACTAGGCGCCTCAACCAACGCCAACTACGCCTGGCGCGTCGTAGCCGCCGCCACAACCACCGGCGGCACCTGGACAAGCGCCGGAAGCACATCCAGCGTCGAATACAACCTTACCGGCACCGCCACAACCGGCGGCCGCATCCTGGCCCAGGGCTACTTCAGCTCCACCAACCAAAGCAACGAATCCGTAGACATCCTCAAAGAAGCCCTGTTCAAATTCCAACTGGAACGCAACGGTCTCACATCAACCCCTTACGAATTAAGCCTTGTTGTCTCGGCCAGCGCGGCAACGTCTAACGTACACGCATCCATGGACTGGGAGGAAATCAGCCGCTGATGACCATCCAGACAATCACCGGCAGCTGCCTCCACATCGAAATTGACGGCGAGGAAGGCACCACGCACGCCACTTTCGTCTTCAAAACCCCCTCGGTGCCTGAAACACTCGGCAACTTCATCCGCATGTTGGCCATGGGCATCGAAGTGCTGGTGCCCATCGAAAACCCCGAAGACGAGGAGGAAGACGATGATTGAGTATCGCGGCGAAAAATTCGAGGGCTACAACAAGCCCAAACGCACCCCCAACCACCCGAAAAAATCCCACGTAGTCCTCGCCAAAGAAGGCGACACGGTAAAACTCATCCGTTTCGGCCAACAGGGCGTATCTGGCTCACCAGCACAAAAAGGAGAGTCAGCAGCAGACAAGGCCAGAAGGGCATCGTTCAAGGCGCGTCACGCCCAAAAT